TCAGCTTGAGATACAACGTCGCCATCTTTTCAAGCGCGTCTTCAATCACCAAAGCCCGCTTCTTAATGCGCGACGACCCAAGCCGCGCCAACTGAGACGCATGGCCCTGTGATCTAACCCCAGACTCGCCGCGGCCAGACAACACGCTAGAAATACCCGACGCTTCGCTGAACATGGCGTCAATAGCGTCAACCTCGCGGAACAAATCAGCCGGCATTTCCGGAGCCATCCGTTCAACCTTGCCTTGTGCCATGTCGTTAGACAGCAGCCCGCCAGCACGGTTCAACGCAAAATTCTTCTCATCCAAAATGCCGGTAAAACCCATTAACGCCGTGGGCGGGTTTACCTGCTTGCTCAACAGGTCAAGGATTTCTGTCATGCGGCGGTTGCGCATCTGCTGCAAGAAAATCAGCTTCTGCACCTCAGATTGCCCCCAGTAATAATCATACTGCGGGTTAGGCGTAATCTGAATAAACGGCAGCTCGCCCTTCATAAAAAGCTGCTCGCCGGGGCGGTCATAGATAATAATATCAGGGTCCGCGATGGTCACGACCTGATAGTCGTTTATCTCATCGTTCCACAGATACAACTCCCGCATTTCAACCGTATCCTCGGCCACCCGCGCGTTCATGCGGTTGTAGCCGTACAGATCGAGATTGACGGTGCCGTAGATCGTGGGATTGGTCTGCGACATCACAATGCGGTTAAGGCCCTCGGGCACATGGCTTACTTGATGCTGCCCCGCGGTAATCCGATCCATAATCGACTTGCGCTTTGGATGCCCATACAGCCGGCGAGCTAGATCAGACTTGGTAATGTGGTAGGTCTGGACCAGCGCCTCTTGGCGGTCTGTGTAAGGCGTATCCTCGCGCAACACGCCAACGCTGCCAGGTTCCACCATGTAGGGGTGAATGGACCCGTTGCGCACAACCAGCTTGATAAACGTGGATGCATAACAAAGCGCCCACGTCATCGCCATGGCAAACACTTGGTCGCCGTTGGAATCCGACCACTTATCGTTCAAAGCGGTGGTCAGCACCTGAACCTTGGTATGCTCGTTTTCAGGCACCGACGCCCCAAGGTTGATGCTAAAGCGCGTGGTGTCCGCGCTAAACAAAAACGCCGTCACTTGGTCAATGTGCGGGTAAATCTTGTTGTAGTGCGCCGGGCTTTCGTCAGGGCCAGCGCCAAACAGATACCAAGACCGCAAACTGCTGTAATCGGCCTTGCGCTCCTCGCGGGACACAAAACACTTCTCCATCAAATCCAGATACAGCGTCTCACGCTCAATCGGGTCTTTTGGAATAATCACGGCTTCACCTGTAGGTTTTCATGATCACCTACATAACTTGCCGTCCGGGGTCCACGCAATTCGCCCGCTTCCTTCGGATTGAAACCCACGCTCTCGCCACGCACCGACTTGATGCCGCCGCCAAGCACTGACTGCATGCTATGCCCCGCACCGCCGCCCCAGATCACGCCAGAGCCTGGCCGCTGCTCAGGAGGCTGCTCTACAGGCGGCGCGTTGTTTCGGGTCAAGTAGCCCTCTTGGTGCTCGCCCTCGCGGGTGCTCTTGATGTTCGTCATGTTAAACTCATTTGCCAGCCCCTTAAGGTTAGCATCGTTCCGCTTGGTCTTATCGGACAAATAGGCCGGCGCTTTCAAAAACGCCACCTTAATGCCGTCCAAGCAACCATGGCTGCACACGGCTTCCCATGATTCAAAAAACCCGTGCTTCGGACATTTGTAGTGCCGCTTAATTGCCATCCAACTGCTCCTTCAAGGTGGGCGTCATATACTGCGCCTGGTTTCTCATACCCACGTTCAGACGGATTTCACCGCCTACCACTTGCAGCCCAACGCTAGGCCGCATGTCCAACTTAGGCTCTCGCCTGTACCTAATTGCCTTTGTGCGGTTGGGGCGCATGTAAACCTCGATCATGCCCGCCTCCCACTCATGGGCAAACTTGCTCAGCGCCGATTGCACCCAGTCTTGCATAGGACGGTTGCCGCGCCTTACCACTTCCTCAAACGTCTTCTTGGAAACGCCGGTAAACTCCACCAGCAAGTCCATACCAATGCCGCGGTCGCTATCCGCCCAAAACCGGCGAAACCACTCAAGCAATTCCTTCTTGGGCCGCAACGCAAACATCAAACACCAAGCCCAATGTTCTTGAGGTACTTGCTCACCACCGTGCGCTCCCGCCCGCGCTCTTCGGCATCCAACTCATCCAACGCCCGGTTGCGCAGCTTGGTCAGGTTCATAGCAATCAACCGCGGTTGCAATTGCTCTGCATACGCCGCCGCTGCCAGCGCAGAGGCAATTACTCGGTCATCCTTGCCACGCCCCGCCGCCGCAATGGTGCCATCCTGACGCGTTACCGTTTTCATCTCATCCAACGTGTCCATGGACCGCACGATCATCATTCCGCGCTCAAAATAATCCTTGAAGTAGTTCAGCATCCGCTCCTTGCTGGCCGAGGTAGTCACCCACCCAATGCTATTGGACAGCCCGCCCAGCGTATCGTTCTTGCGCCAGATGTAGTTCTGCATGTGGCCCAGCACGTTCATCAGGCTGCTGCCGTCCTTGCCGCCCATGGCAACCGCCTGACGCTTCAAATTCCGCAACTCATTGATAACGGCCTGGCCGGGACCATTTACCTCAAGATTGAGAATGCTGTTCTTGTACGCGCCACCTAAATGGCTAATCACCCACGCAAACTGGTAGGTGTTCAACTCGCTCGTAGCAAACTCAGCCACTTGCTCCATGCCGTCCGAATAGCAACGGAACACCTGAATGCAAAAGCGGTCAGCCCAATCACTGCTGCCATAAGCAGGGTCGGCACCAATAACATAATACCCATTGTCTACAGGTTCCTCCCAAATCTGAAGCGTAGCCAACCGCTCCTGAGACTTCATCACCTCAGTGTCCTGAAACAACTGCCCCATCACATAGCGATAGTAATCCGGCTTAATAGCCTTGGCAGCCTTAGCTGCATCCGTGCAACGCGACGTGCTGAAGAACGAAGTGCCCGTCATGATGAACGCATAGTCTTCCGTGGGCGGAAACTCCTGGTACATCAGCGCATCGTCCTTGATGCCCTCAGCCAGCTTCCACCGCCACCAAGCCATCTGCCGGCTGTTAATCTCAAAGCCGTATAGCTTCTTGATGTCCTTGACCCACTCCTTCTCTTCGGGGGTCAGTCTTCCATCCCAATATGTTTTATATACCGCCGTTTCTGGGTCTGCGGTATAGAACTCGTTTCGCCACCAACCGCAAAAGATGGCCCTTTGCGTGCGAGCTTTTTTGGCCGTGACATACATATCATGGAACAGGTTGAAGCCTCGCGCAGTGCTCTCAAACATGTACAAGCGGTCCGGGTTGGTTTCAGCCAGCGAAGCCAGCAACGACGCCAAACCCTCTTCATCGCCCCATGAACTCGTCTCCGTGCCATGCAAATAGGTAATAGCCTTACCGCGTCCCAAGCTGCCCTTAGCCCGCAACCCAGCCACCTGGTAAAACAACCGGCTGCGGTTCTTAAGCAGCAACTGATTGCGGTTATGCCCCTCCATCGGGATTTTGTACTCCCGCGGCAGATGCTCAAAATACATCCCCAAGGTAGACCGGAACATTTCCCGGTTTTCCTCAGTGTCCGTCACAAGCGTTGCACCCAAGCCAGGATGCGTGAACACCCAGTACAAATCCAGCGCCAGGCTGATCGTCGTCACGCCAAGCTGCCGGCCCTTCAAGATCGTGAAAAAATGCACGTCCTCTTCCAGCCCACGCGCAATCTCGTTCATCACATACGTCTGCGTGCCCAACAGCTTGTCCAGCCGCTGCAAGCCCTTCTCCTTCGTCTCAATCTGCAACTGAGAGCAAAATTGATAGAACTTCTTGAGGTCAAACTTCACCGCGTTAGCCCCTAAACTTTATACCAACACATAGCGGCCCTTGAGGTTCTTAACAACCACCCCAGCACGCCGCAGCTTCGTTATCTCTATCGAAACCACATTGCGCCAAGTGCTCGGCACATCCTCACCCCACAACATCTCCGCAATTTCAGCAGCACTCACACCACCCTCAACTCCCAACACACCCTCAATCATCCGGCTGCGCTCACCACCAACCAACCTCCTACGCCTCAACACCCTCACATCACCCTCAGCCCTCGCCTGCCTCACCACACGCATCACCGAACTAATGCTCACATTGCAACGGTTGCATACAACCCTCACAACCGCCCCACTTGCATACAAGTCCAACACTTTATTCATAGTCACCGTGTCCATCAGCCACTCCTTATCATGATAACTACGTTATAACGTATATACACATACCGCAAAAACCAGATTTTTCTTGGGGGGAACAAGGAGAGGGGCACGCTCTCAAGCCAGGCCGAGGCCCATGCGGGGCCACGCGCGTGCGGGTGCGGGCGCTAGGCGCTGGCGTGCGTGCGTGCTTGCGAGCGCTGGCGTGCGAGCGCTGGGGCTCTAACTATTGCAGCATGTCCCGACCCATGTCCCATACCCGATTCTGAGCGGGCTACAGGGCAGTGATGCCGGCCTGCGCTACCACCCTACCAACCCCAATGGCCCATCGGCTTCCAGCGCCCTCAGAATGCCCTATATACGTATATGCGGGGCGGCGTAGAGTGGATGTTATGTCCATCACTGCCATAGCGTTAGCAGTCTTATGACATAGGACATAGACACTAACCTAATTAGGGGGATGATATAACGTAACACGATAACGGCGATGATACGTTATAACGTATATACGTATATACGTAGACACGTAGAAAGGAACGCGCGCGCACGCGTAGCAAGAAACGTGCCATAGACACTCGAGCAAAGATTAACAATGTTTAATAAAATAACGCTTGTCTGCATCCGTCACAAGCGATACACCCGTCACAGGCACAACGCCTAATGAGGGAAAGAGCGAACAATGCTTACACACCTAGTTCTAGAAAGCGGTAACTCCAAAACCGGCCCTATTCCGGTTTCGACATCTAGCAAGGGGACCTGCCCGACATCTTGCCCGCTGTATGCCAAAGGCTGCTACGCTGGGGGCGGGCCGCTTGCCATGCATTGGCGCGCTGTCACCAATGGCCAGCGTGGTGATGAATGGCCGGTGTTTGTCAGCAAGATTGCGGCATTGCCCGATGGTCAACTATGGCGTCACAACCAGGCGGGCGACCTGCCCGGCGCTGATAGCAAGATAGACCGCAAGGCCTTGCTGGCATTGGCGCAGGCTAACACCGGCAAGCGCGGCTTCACGTATACCCACAAGCCTATGAACAAGGCTAACGTGGCAACCGTGATGGCAGTGAATGCAGCGGGCTTCACCATCAATCTGTCAGCAAACACGCTTGCGGATGCTGACAGGCTTGCGGATACAAAAGCCGGCCCCGTGGTGGTGGTGTTAGATGCCGCGGAGGGTGTTCGCCACACTGTCACCACACCGGCCGGCCGTACGGTTGAAACCTGCCCGGCGACCTATCGCGATGATGTGTCATGCGCGACCTGCCAACTATGCCAGCGTGTCGACCGCAAGGTTATCGTGGGCTTTCCGGCCCATGGCGTGAGTAAGAAAGCCGCCGCCGCCGTGGCGCGTGGCGCATAAGGAAAGGACAGAACAATGACACACACGGAAACCCGCAAACAGTTCCGCACCCTGATACAGGCACGTGCGTCGTTTAACCTGGCCGAGAATTATTGGCGGCGCGGTGTCATTGGGGATGCAGCATTTCGCCGGTTTGAGCGCCTATGGGCTTGGTCTACTGCCACTGAGCACCCGTTAACGCGGCACGCCAGCCTAGAGCGCTGGACAAGCCGCCGGGACCGCATCCGCAACGCATTGCGCGCCATTGGCGCATAAGGAATCCGCACAATGACCTACAACACATGGGAAGCGGATTATGATTGCGTTTGCCTGAGCGCATGGGAGCGCTGGACACAAAACGGTCTAGGGCTGGACACGGACGATTGTGACCTAACCATGAAATCGGTGCAGAATGCCGCCACCAATGCCTGGCAAGATGGGATGAACACAAGCGCATGGCTGCACGCCACATTGCAGGCATTGGGGGCCGAACAATGAGCATACTCAAAACCCTGGCCGAGGGGCTGGCATTCCTTGTGCTGCTAGGCGGCACATGCTTTCTAGTGGTGGTGCTATGAGAAACGCCAGCAAACCGCAGCTTCACGCGAAAGACGCGCGCAATAGGCCGGACATTATGGCCGCGGTGCGCGCGGGCTATCAAGATGCGCTGGCCGGTCTAGGCTATCGCGCGGAGTATGAGACAATGAAAGCGTATCAACAGCGCAACTACACAAGCGGCCGGCTTATGGCGCTAGAATTCCTGGCAAGGCACGCGGAGCCTCCCGCCTGGCCGGATAGCGTAAAGCTCCCGCGCCGCTTGGAGCCTATCGCGCAAGATGTGGCGCAGTCTTTTGTCCGGCAGCCGCCCGCGTGATACTCCCCACGCGCAAAATCCTGATAACCGCGGCCGGGCTGGCGATAGCGTCATGCCTGGCCGGTATTTATTTGAGGCTCAGATGATTGAGACGAAACTGCTCACGGCGCTGGATTGGGTAGCGCCGGCTATGTGGGCGCCGCTGCTACAGGAACACATGGCTCGCGCGGGAATGACGGTCAAACCCATTCGCGCGGCTATGGCGCTTGCCAATTTCGGCCACGAAACCAATGGCGGGCGGCGGCTTGTGGAAAGCCTGGATTACAACCCGGACCGCCTAGCGGCCGTGTTTGGCGCTAGGG